CGGCAAATAGACTGGATTTGAGCGTGGCCCTCGCCATCTCCTCGCCCGCGCCTTTGGCTGCGCCTCGCACCAGGTCAAGGGAGCCCGCAATGGCCATCACTTTGGAAACTGCCCAAACTTTCAGCAGCGATTCAAAGGCGGGCGCAATGGCTTGCAAAACAGCGAACACGCCCTGCGCGGTGTTCGCCACCTGCACAAAGCCGTTGGCTACGCTCTTGGCCCACTGATCCAGTTCGCCGCTGGCCTTCAGTTCGTCAAATTTTGCCAACAGCCCTTGCAGTTGGGACGTGAGGTACTCCAGCACGCCAGACTGGGCGATCATGTTGAAAAACTCTTTCATGGCGTCCTGGGCACGCTGCACGGCCCCGGCGTAAGAGTTCATCAAATCCGCGCTTGCGCCAGCGTTCTTGGCACCCAGGGCGTCTATCAGCTGCAGGATCGTGTCGCGGCCCAACTGCCCAGCCTCGGACATCTTTTGGAGCTGCTCGACGTTCTTGCCTGTTGCCTTGGCCAGCAGGTCCCACACAGGGATGCCGCGCTCCGCCAGCTGCAATATTTCCTCGCCCTGCAGCTTGTTCTTGGTCCAGGCCTGGCCCAATGCCAAGGTCACCCCGGTGAGCATTTCCGTGCCGCCCCCTACCGAGGCGGCGGCATCGGCCATGGCCAGCATCTGCTGACGGGTCGGTTGCAGGCCAAACGCGGACAGCTTGGCGTACGCCTCGGTCAGGCCCTCCACATCAAACGGCGTCTCTTGTGCAAGGTCCTTGAGCATGGCGAAAGCCGCCTGCGCTTTGCCAGCGCTGCCAAGGATGGTTGTGAGGCGCCGCTCAAGCTGCTCAAACGAACTGCCCGTTTCCAGCACTGCGCCAGCAATACGCTTGATCTCCCCAAGGCCGACCATGGCGCTCGTCCACGCAACTGCCTTGTGGGCTACGGCGCCGATCTGGCTGCTCGCACTCTTGGAGCCGCGCTCCAGGGACTGCACAGCGTCAGCCGCGCCTTTGGCAGCGCCCTGTGCACTGCCCATCTCCGTGCGCAGCGCTTCAATGCGCTTTTGCAGCTCGGCAGTTGCGCGGGCCGCGTCCTGGGGAATGATGTTCTGCCCTTTCAGGCCGCGCATGGCGGCCTGCAGCCTCTCGATCTCGGCAGTGATCTGCTGAACACCGCGCATGCCGAGCTGCTTGAACGTGGCCTCCAGCGCGGGGGCAAGGGCTTGCGCCTCACCCCGCATTTCGCGCACCACGTCCGTGTACTGCTGCGCCTGCTTCTGAGCCTCCAGCAGCCGCGTCTTGAGCAGCAGTTGCTGATCAGAAAGCCCCTTCGTGTCGATGCCTGCCGCCTGCAGGGCATCACGCGATGCATTCAGCGCCTGGCTCGTCTGCTGCAGCGTGCCGCTGAGCTGGCCAGCGCTCTTGACCACGCTCTCATATTCCTGGGCCATCTGCTTCTGTGCGCCTGCGGCATTGCGTGTGGCCGCCTCGCTTTCCTTATGGGCGGCGTTGAGCAGCCGCACGCTGGCTGTCGCGTCGCGCTCCTCGGCCTGCAGCACTTTGAGCTGCTGCGCGCCGTCGCGCACCCGTTCGGCGAACACCGCAGTGCTATCGCCAGCCTGCGCCAGGGCGTCGCGGCTCTGCTTGAGTTCGGTTCGGGTCTGGGCAATGGCATCGCGCAACTGGGTTTGGTAGGTGCGCGCGGCGTCCAGCTCTCTGGCGGCACTGGCCTGCGCTTCGGCGGCCCGCTTCGCAGCCTGCCCAGACTCGTCGAGCTCCGTCGCCAGGCGGTCGACCTGCGCGGCGGTCGCGTCCATTGCGTCACCTGCGGATTTGGCCTCCCGTTTGAGCTGGGTGAAGTCCTCAATCAGGCGGTCCTGGTCTGCAAGCGCCTTCAGGCTCTGCGCCAGCTCGGCGAACTTAGGCGCCGCTTCGCCCCCTTGCTGGGCGAGCTCTTCCAGGCCAACGACCAGTGCCTTCACCTCGGCCTGGCCTTCCGTCTGCGCCTCGATAACCAGCTTTGCCTTCAAATCTTGTGTAGCCATAACATCCTCGCTTGCTTTAATATCCGCAGCCATGAGCCTGCTTTTAATGTCCGTTTTTGGGGTCGTCGCCATCGCGGTGCTTGCGATGGCTCAGCCCGATGCCCGCAACCTCGCCTCAATAAAGATCGGCGCCGTTGGGTTGGTGTTGGCGGTCGTCTGTGCAACTTTTTGGCATGAACACGTAGTCGCCGTGGTGGTCGGCTTTATGTTCTTTGCCCTCCTGTTCGTGCTCTGGCGCGGTATCACATGGCCGATCCGTTACATCGCATCGGTGTTCGCTTCAGCGTTTCGCAGGCCCCAATAAAACGTTTTCCCCAATAAAAAACCGCGCCCAGGCGATATGCCCGGCGCGGTTTTTCTTTGCCTGCAGCCCGCTGGCCGCCCGCGCTTAGACGGGCAGGTCGGGCATCAGGTCGATGCGCATGAACGGGCCAAAGTCGGCATCGCTCTGCAGCTCGGGCACATACAGCGCCTGGCCGCCCAGCGTCAGCTCGCTGGCTTCGTCGGTGATCCAGCCAAAGTCGCCCGTCATGGCCAGGCTGATGCGCGGGATGATCAGGCGGCCCTTCTGGCCGTCCCCGTTCACGCCGCTGAAGATGATCCCGCGCTCGACGTTGGTCTTGCTGAAGGCAGCGATGTTCACGTAACCGGCGTAGGCGTAGTCCACCTTCACGGGCTCGACGTGCGTGGCCGGGTGTGCCAGCAGACGGTAGCGGCTGTGGTCCGCGTCGCTAATCTCGTAGTGCGTTCCCTCGACGTAGACCAGGGGTGTCCCCGCAGTGCTGTCTTCGATCACCACGCTGGAACTGCGCGGGTTCTTCAGGAAGAAGTAGTCACCTGGTGCCAACTCCGTCAGGATTTCGTCGGTCACCGTCCCTGCGGCCTTGACCACCGCTGCGCCGAAGAACGCCTGCGCCAGCGTGCGGCCGTCGAACTGCACCATGGCCAGGCTCACAGCCAGGCTCTTGCTGGTCTCCAGTTCCTTGAGCGCCAGGCGCTGGCCGGAGCAGCTTTCAGGGATCGTCGTGGTCTCGCGCGAGGGCGTCGCCGTGAGCGTGCGGTTGCCGCAGCCCACGCTGTAGAGGTTGGTCAGGAAGCCCATTTCAGGGCGGCCCTTCACTGGGTCGTAGGTACCGGTTATCACCGGGCCTTGCCCGTTCCAGATCATGCTTGTAGATGCGAGAGACATTGCGCCTTACTCCTTGGTGGTTGCGTTGGTTGCTGCTCAGGCGGCGGGCGCCGAGGGTGCCGTGGTCACGAGCTCGGCGACGCCGTTGGCCACCAGCCAGTTCGCCTTGTCCTCGCGCAGCGTCAGCAAGCTCGGGCGGCCTTCGGTGCTGGCCGGGTAGTCGCGGCCAGCGTGGCGGTGGGGCTTGGTCAGGCGCACCGCGACGGTCTTGGGCTCCTGTGCGGTTTTCTGCTCGGCAGCGGCGGTCTTGGACATAAGTTGCTCCTGTGAAAAATGAAAGGTCGATTTCCCAGGCGCTAGTGCGTCTGGAGGGTGATGTACCCGAGCGTGGCGTTAAGGCCGGTGGCGGCTGATGCGGGGGTAAACCAGACCGCCACCGACCGTCGATATTCGATGCCCGGTCCGGGAACGGCGTAGTAGCTGGGGCGGTATGCCGGACCCGCCAAGACACCGATGCTCGCCGAGCCGACGAAGATGGTGGTGTCGTTCTCGGAGGACTGGACGGACCCGTCAAAGATCGAGCGGCCATCCACGATCAACTCAAACCGCCCGCCGCCTGAGGCGGCCTTCTGCCATCCCAAGTACGCGAGGACGCCCCGCCCAGTCAAATTCAGGAGCCGCGTACGCGTGCCCACAGTGATGATCCACGGCAGCACCTTGGTCGAGCCGTTGGCGAAATCGGCGGAGGTCGCCGCGCCGTTGCTGATGCTTGTCGGCGCGGGTATCGAGGTCACTCGTTCGTAGCTCGCGGCGTTGTAGTTCACGATGTCGTCGGCTGGATCGACAGCACCACCGCCCGTAGCGGTGACGCGCCTATACACCTCCTTGTCGAGCGGGCTCAACACCTTCTCGCCAGTCTCAACGACCATCCCGCTTGCCCAGGTGGTCTCGGTGGATGCCGCATTGATGGCTTCGTAGAGGGCTTTCACGTCAACTCCCATGGCCTGAGCCAGTGCGGTAATGCGCTGTTCCAGCGTCATGGCTCAAGCCTTGGCGGCGGTGTAGTCCGCGACAAAGTCGTGGTCGGTGTCGCCCACGGCCGCAGCGGCCTGGGCACCGATGTTGCTGCGGGCCTGCGCCTGCTGCGGCGCGCCCAATGCCTGGGCGGCGTCGTAGCGCACGCGGTTGGCGATCTCGCTGGCGATCGTGGCCGCAAAGGTCGGATCGTTGCCCAGCGCGGCTGCCAGTTCCGCCAGCGTGTCCAGTGCGGCGCCCGCGCCGTTGGTCAGTTCGTTCTTGAGGGCGGCACTGGCGTCAGCAATCGCGTCGAAAATCTTATTGGCCGACCAGGTCACCGTGGTAGCGCCATCGCCCGCACCGTCGTCGATCACTGAGCCGCCGCCGCTGAGGCCATCGATCAGCCCCTTCAGCTCGTTGACCGCCGCCACCAGGCTGGTCTTCGTGGTGGTGTTCAGGTCGATCAGCGCCCCCTGGGAAATGTTCAGGGCTTTGATGTCCGCGCCGATGGCTTGGGCCAGCAGGATGAGGCGTTGTTCGAGATTCATGGTCTTCTTCCTTTCAGGCTTTCGCCAAGATGTAGTAAGCGAGGGGGTCGGGAATCAGGTCGTCGCGCACGTACACACCGTTGTCGGTGCCCAAGGTTGCGCGGTTGCCCGGATCAGCACTGATCGCGGGCGGCGCCGGGTCGGTGCCAGGGTTGAGCACAGTCACATTCGCCACGCCGCCTGGGTGAACGATCACCGTGACGAGACCTGGCACCGGTTCAAGAATTTCTGTTTCTGTGGTCATGGTGTGATTGCCGGAGTGGTAATGGCAGCGAGCACGCGCACGGTGAACGTGTCCGTGTGCATGACGCGGCCGGAGCCGTCGAGGTAGCGGATGTCCGCATCCAGATCGCCCACGGGCCAGACGGATGTCTGCAAGGGTGTTGCAACGATCCGATATCGGCCCGTATCCGGATCGACCAGGTCAACGGTCAACCGCTGGACCAGCCGGCCGTCCGGGCCGCGCAGCCAGCAGTCCACCTGCCAGCCCGTGATGGGCACAGCCATGCCGCTGTTGAGCAGCGCACAACTGAGCTCGAAATCACCTCCGCGCTTGATCTCGATGGGGCACGTCTTGCGCATGGCTCAGCAGCCCCCCGTCCCAGGCCCGCGCTGCAGCGTGTGCTGCACCTCGTAGCGGTCCGCGAAAAGCAGAACGGACGCGTCGTAATCCAGGACGGCACCAGCCTGCCAGCTCACCACGTTGGCGCCCTTGCCCGTTGGCTGAAACCCGATGAGCGCAGATCGCACCTGCCCGATCAGCTTGCGCGCTTCGCCGCCCATCTGGCCGCCCAGCTGCTCCTGGTAGTTGCGCAGCGCAAGCACCACGCCGAACTGCACCTTGGTCTGCACCTGCACCGTGCAGAACGTCGTCGGCAGGCTGCCGGTGTTCTCTTCATCGGCGAACACCACATACGCGCTGGGCGTGCGAAAGCTGCGCAGCTCTTTCACGGCGGCATAGTCCGCAGCGCTGCCCACCAGGTGCAGGCCCGTGGCCTGGGCCTGCAGGCGGCGCACGATGACGTTGGTGTCGAAGGGCTCGAAGTTCACCGGAACCCCCGCAGCTGATCGCGGCCGAAGACCTTGGGCGCATGCAGAAAGCGTGCGTCGGTCTGGTCATTCGCCACCACGTCTTGCGCGCCCAGGCTGAACTTGCCGTCCGCCGTCTGCTGCAGCAGCCGCTGGGCGTCGGTGTAGCCGCGCGCAATGGGGTCCTTGCTCTCCAGCGTGGTCCGGTTCTTGTGCAGCATGTAGCGCGCGATCGCGCGGCACCATGCGGCAACAAGGGGGTGCACCGGGTCCAGCGGCAGCGCATAGCCGCGCTTGGCCAGGTAGCCGTCAATCATGGAGCCCGCATCACGCACGGCCGAGTCGATGCGGCCGACCGCGCGCTGCGCGTCCGCCACGTCCTCGGCAGGCCAGTCGGCAAGATCACCGCCGCGCAGCACTGCGTCGAGCAGCTCGGCGCGCACTGGCGGGCGGTGTTCGTCGCTGGCGACCTGCGAAAGCTCCAGCGCGCCGGGGCTGTCCGCGAGGTCTGCGTGCGTGATGTAGGGCATGGTCGGGCGGGCCTGCGCTTACAGCCAGTCGGCGATCAACAGGTCCAGCGAGCCAGCAACGTCGTTGCTGACCTGCACGCCGCCTTCGTTCACAAGCTCGGCTTCCAGCAGCCGCTTGGCGGTGAACTTCAGCGCCTTCGGCACCACCAGCAGGTTGGGCGAAATGCCCAGTGGGCGCCCACCGTCGCCGGTCAGCGTGTCCATGGCCGTGATGGCTGCCTTGAGGTTTTCAGGCGTGAGCGCCTTGTTGCTGGCGTGGGCCAACTGCCAGAAACCAAAGCCAGCGTTGCGGCGCGCATCCACGCCATAGACATACTGCCCAGCGTTGAACACGTTGTCGTCGGTCTCGGCCGTCTTCGCCACGAAGTTTGGCTTCTTGCGGTCCTGGAAGATCAGTGGCTTGATCACGCGGCGCGTTTCCAGCAGATACCAGCTCGGCCCGTTGCCGCCGTCGTCGGAAAGGTTAGAGACATTGACTTCTTTGCCCTTCTCGTCGAGCACCTTGTGGGTGGTGGAGAAAAACGGCTTCTTGTCATAGCAAAGCTCGGTGCGCCCGTTCTTCAGCAGGCGGAAGACCAGCTCGTCGGGGTGCGCGTCTGCGGCACGGCCCATTTCCTGCATCAGCGGCGTGTAGACGCCGTAGTTGTCGTCCTCGATGGCCGTGCGTGGCACGCCCACAGTCAACTCGAACGGCTTGTTCTTCACCGTGTAGCCGTGGGTTCCGATGGCATGCACCACGCGGTCGCCGATCCACTCGCGCAGGCCCGGCAGCTGGCCCAGCCAACCGTATTCCTCGCTGCCGGTGGTGCTGGGCACCACAGTGGCGATTTGCAGGTATTGGCTGGCGGCTTGGCCCAAACCCGCCTTGAAGGCTGCGTTGAACGCTACGAAGAGCGTCCGCAGGTTGGCGTTGTTGATTTGCATGGTGGTTGTTCCTTGGGATGAAAAGGGGTTTCAGGTCCGGCCGGGCGGTCAGGCAACGCGGGTGCCGATGCACACCCACACGCCGCCGTCGTCCACGTCCAGGATCTCGCCAGCCACGCAGGTGCCCGCGTTGGCCACGGTCTGGTCGTCCACGGCGTAGGCGTTCTCGCCGATATGGACGCGGGTGATCTCGGTGCCGCCCGAGCTGTTGGCAAAACAGAAGACGCCTCGGGCGCCATCCGTCAAGGCGTCGCCCTCGGCTACCACCGCGCGCTTACGCGCTACCGCCCTGACGGGGGTGGTCGCGGCGGCAGTGGCGGGCGTCGCATCGCCAGAGCCGTCCAGCACATACATGGACCCGGCGTAAATCGTCACGCCAGCGGCAAGGGGGTCCGACACCAGGTGGCCAGCGCGTTGCGCGGTGGGTCGGTCTTTGGTCAAAGCGGTCATGTCAGCTCCGGTAGTTGCGGGGGTGGCGGGCTCGCGGCTTACGCCTTGCCCTTGGCGTAGGCCTCGGGCGTCAAACCGCAGGCAGCGGCCACGGCCAGTTCGTCCTTGGTCAACCCATGGGCGTCTTTGTCCGGCTCGCCAGCGGGCGGCTTGCCGCCCGTCTGGGTGCCCGTGAGAGCAGCGATGGGCTGAGCGGTCTTCAGGTACGCGGTGAGCGCGGCCATGTTGGTCTTGCCCAAGTCGCGCGCCCATGCTTCTTGCGCGGGCAGCAGACGCCCATCCTTCAGGGCGGGTGCGATGAGGTCTTCGACCTGGCGCTCGCCCACCTGCGCGGTCAGCGCGGCCACGCTGGTCTTGAGCTCTTCGACCACGGACACCGGCACATACTTGGCCGGGTCGGGCGTGGCGCTGGCGGCGGCAGTGCGCAGGCTGGTGCAGGCGGCCGTCACGGTCTCGGCCGTGGCGGTGCCGTCCAGCTTCAACGCATCACGCGCCGCGTCGGCCTGGGCCTTGATGGAGGTGCAGGCCGCAATGGCCGCGTCTTCGGTGGTGTTGGCAGGCAGGCCGATGGCCGCGAGCAGTTTTTCCAGCAGGGTCACTGTGGTCTCCGGTGGGTTGGGATGAGGGGTAGCGCCGAATCGCGCCGTGGCAGCGGCCATCAGGTTGATGGCGTCCATGCCAGCAATGGCCGGGTGGTTGGTAAGCGCGCCCATGAGCACGCGCACCACGTCGCCCGTGCCCTTGGCGTACTCAAAGACGGGGCTGAAGTAGCGGTACTCACCCGCGGTGACCAGGTCGCGTGCGCGCTGGGTCAGTTCGACCTCGGCATACAGGCCCTTGCCATCCAGCCAGCGCAGGCCGTGAATCCATCCTGCGGCGGGTGCGGGCTGGCCGTTGGCCTCCTTGTGCAGCGTCTGGTGCTCGTAGTCGATGACGGGCGGCTGTGCGGGGTTGTAGGCGGCGATAACGCGGCCCGCGATGGCTTCGTTGATGCGCCACGCTGGCACGTCCATCTCGCGGCCATCCGATGGCAGAAAGTCCTGGGCGGGCGTGATCTGCATCAGTACCCGACCATTGCCCGCGTCCTGCGCGTCCGAGACCAACGCGGAAAACGCGCAGGCCGCAACGGCTACGGCAGCCAGTGGAGTGGTTCGGGTTAGGGTGCGATGCATGCCGCCATGATTCCGGCGGGGCCTCGCAGGGGAGAAGTAAAGCGCTTTACTTTTTCAGCGCTGGTGCATTGCACACCAGCGGGGTGGACGGCCTGATCAGGGTGTGTCGTCGTCCAGGCCAGGCAGGCGCCCCTGGCGGCGGCGGAACTGCTCGGTCTGCCAGGCGCCCACGATCTGTCGCACTCGCATGGGCGTGAGGTCGTATTTATCGGCCAGCACTTCGTAGTCGCCCCGAAACTCCTCGCACATCTTACGGTCGCGGGCGGACAGTTGAACGGCAATACCTTTCGCCAGATAGATGGCGCGCCCACCCTTCTGTTCGGCCAGGTGCTGCAGCTGGATCACGGCCACGCGGGCCATGGCGCTCAGCACGCCCAGCCAGATGTCATCGGGTCGCGCTTGGCCCGCGCGCGCATCCGTGAGCGCCATCGCCTCAAACAGGCAGAAGGCCACGTCGCGCATCTCTTCGGTCAGGCCGGACGGCAGCTGCGCATCCAGCACGGCGGCTTCGGGAGCCGAAAGCCGCTTGTTTGCGGTGGGGGCGGGGAACATGCTCATCTCTCTTCCTTTCGTTGCTGCCAGGCCTTGAGCGCTTCGATCAGCGTGTCGAGCTGGGCCGCATTGGCGAATGCCAGCGCGCTCACATGCACCGTGCGGGCCACCCAGGCATTGAGCGCGGCGGCGCTGGTGTCGTGGACCAGTCCGTCCCGGTGCAGCTGGTGCCACAGCGCCCACACTTTGCGCTCGCGCGGGCTGGCTGCTGCCTTGGCCTGAGCGAAGGTGCGGCCGGTTGCGCGGCGGCGCAGCGGTTTGGCCACGCCCGCGCGCTCGGCCAGGTTTTGCATGTGGTCGCGCACGGCTTGGCGCTCCTTGTCCGACAGATCTTTGCTGCTGGTCTTGTGAGTCAGGTTCCTGAGCAGCGCGCGGTAGTCGTCGTCCGTGAGCTGCAGCTTGGACTTGAGCACATGGATGGCGGCGATGTGGTTTGCCATGGCAATCACCCCAGCAGCACGGGGCCAAGCCACCAGTTCCACAGGCCCAGCAGGCTCGTCAGCAAGAACAGGCATTGCTGGGCAAACAGCCCCCAGTGCGCACGGCCATGGGCAAAGCACAGCCAGGCAATGTTGCTGGCCAGGAACAGGGCAAACGCCAGCGCAGGGTTGCCCATGGTGGCCATGAGCAGCGCGCCCGCAATGCCGGTGGCCGCGCCCAGGTTTTCGAGGGTGAAGACGGCGCGCATCAGGTTGTTTCTCCCGCATCTCCCACCGGCACCAGTGGCAGCCGCTGCGGTGGCAGGTCCAGCGTTTGCCCCAACAGGCCGCCATCGGCCGTGGGCGCCACTGCGATCTGGCGCCCCCGCATCCCCAGCAGACCGGCACCGCTGTACAGCATGCCGCCCCACAGCACTGCCTCATGCGCCGTGGCGTCGGCCATCACCCGGCGCAGCGCCCAGGTGCCCACCGGCACGACGCCGATGGCCCGCACAGCCTCCCAGCGCTTGAGCAGCTTGGTGGGCGCGTGGGGATATATGCCGCGTTTGATACGGCTGGCCGTGCCCTTGCCCAGCTGCAGAAAATCAGCGATCTCGGTCACCGAGCGGTTGCGCAAAAACGCGCGCAAGTCGGGCGGCAGGCAAGGCAGGCCCGCCAAGGGCTTTGAAGCCGCCCCCGCACCGTTGGTATCAACCTGCGGTTTCGGAGGTTTCGCCGGGGCTTGTGACGCGTTCGCGGGGTATTTCGGGGGCATTCATCACTCCAGGTTCGCGGCTGCGCGCAGCCATGCTTGAAAAAGTGCCGGTGTTGTCGGACACCGGCAAACCGGGTATCGCCGCGCCTGCCCCTTGCGGGGAGGAGGTGCCGTGGTGATGGCGGAATGGACATCAGCACGGTGGCGCCCGATACCTGCGGCAGTTGCGGCCCGTGGAAAGACCGTGGCACACACCGCTTGCCACACCGGCCTGTCGCGCCCCAGGGCGGCCGGTTGCGCGTGTGGTCTATGCGGTCAAGAGCGGCTGCGCGGCGCGCCCCTGCACCGCCTGGTTCAGTTCAGCCTGGCGCCCAGCGGCACGGCCCTGGTGCCAGTCGTTGTGCGTAACGTTCTTGCCCTTGACCCGGCTCTTGATGTCTGCGGCTTCCAGGCCCGGGTGATTGAGTTCCATCCATCGAGCAATCAAGGCCGCGTCACGCACGTTGCCTGCGAACTGGTCCAGCTTGTCGCTCACACCTGCGATCCAGCCTTCCGCGTACAAGTCGCCGCGCGCCACCTTGGTCTTGGTTTTGCAGTTCTTGCTCTGCAGGCCGATGTAGCGGCGGCGATCCTTTGCGCACTGGCGCGCCAGCACGTCGAACGCATAGCCCGCCACCTCTGGCGCGGGACCAACGCCCACAAACACGTATAAGCGGTTGCGTCTCCACTTCGGGCCGCTACACAGCTGCATGCGCTGCGTCGTAAAGGTCTCGCACCCGAAGGCCCGCGCCACCATGGCAGCAAGTGACGCCTCCCACCGCACCATCGGAGCGTTCTGGGCCTGCTGTTTGACTTCCGCGACGTCGGCCAGAGTCACGTCAGTCTCCGTCAGGCCAAACTGCGCCATGAGCTTTTGCGCTTGGCGCATTGCAGCGGCGGCCTCATGCGCCTCCGGGCTGGCGGCGAGCGCCAGGCACTTCTTGATCTTGTCGAGTGCTTCGTCGCGGGTCATGCCACACCGCCCTTCTGCACAGGCTCGTGCCGCTCACAGACCGCAGAGGCCGTGACACCGAAGCCATAGCGCACGCATTCCCAGCGGGGCCCTTCGGTCGGCGCTCTGTGCTCGGCAAACACCTCAGCGCCGTGCTTGCAGTTGCGGCAGCTCGGGCGCTGATTGGCGGTCTTGTAGCCAATGGCGGCTTGGCGGGATTGAATGCTGCCCATAGTCAGGCCTCGCCTTCTTCGCCCATTGCGGCCTTGAGGAGCGCGTCCACCATCTTGTCCACCTCGCTGTCCACGGGCCGGACCACGGTCTGGTCGCCAGCCTCGGACAGCGTGACGCCGATCTTCTTCAGCTCTGCCGCCGAGAGCTGGGCCAGGGCTTCTTTCACGGGTGCCTCCTTGGTGCGGATCAGCACGTCGGCCTGCTCGGGCAGGTGCTTTTTGATGCGCGCCACCACGCTGTCAGCGTCGTCAAAGCTCAGGGCGCCCTTGCCCTTGGCGTAGCCCACCTTGATGCCTGCAAACACCTGGGTGCGCGGCTTGATGAAGCAACCGGGGTTGGCCTCTACCAAGGCACGCAGGGCGGCCTCGGTTTCGGCGGCGCGGGCCAGAGCACGCTTGATACCCGGCAGGTGTTCGCGACGCAGCGCGGCCTGGGCATCGGTGAGTGCTGTCACGCGCTCAGCCAGCAGGTTGCGGGCTTGGGCGTGGACTTCGGCATTCTTGGAGATGGTTTCGAGTGGGGTGGCCATACAGGGCTCCAGTAGGTGAATGAGGGAGTAGTCAGCAGCGGTAGCCCACGCTGGGGCAACTGCGAAAGTCCATGGCGCCAGGGCGCAGTGCCGGGCCGCGTGCGGGGACGTAGGTGCCAGACATCACGTTGACGCGGCGCGGCAGCGCCACGGGCGCGGCCTGGGCGGCCTCGTGGGCGGCCTCGTGAGCAGCTTGCTCTGCGCGTTGCGCCTCGGTGATGCCGCGCCATGTCCGGCCGTCGCCGTATCCGTCGCTATGCAGGCGCCCTTCGGCGGCCAGGTATTGCAGGCGTTTGCGCAGGGCCAGCAGCGCGCAATCTTTTGCTGGCTTGCCGGGGTACACGTCGCGGAACACTTCGGCCAGGCTGAGCGGGCGCGCCGCGTTTGCCAGGTGGCTCTCGATGTAGTCGTTCAGCGCAGCGCGGCTGAGCTGGGTGGTAGTGGCTGCGGTCATTGCTGGGTGCCTTTCTTGCGTTCGATTTCGGCGCGCATGGCGCGGACCATGGGGGATACCCCAGCGGGTGCCGGTGCGGCAGGTGCAGGCCGTGGCGCGGCGGCGGGTGCCGGTGCCTGCACCAGGTCGGCCACGCTCTTGGGGCCGTTGACGGTGACGGTGGCGGCGCGGGGGCCGGTGCGCAGCGCTTGTTCGCGCTGCTGCTCGGCCTGGCCTTCGAACTTGTCTGCCATGCCCGCCAGGATGGCGTACAGGTAGCCGTGGCCCTTCATGGGCAGTTCCAGGCGCTGGGCGTCGCGGGCGGCCAGCATCTGGTCGATGGCCATGGCCCATGCCGTGCGCGGCGCGGGCCAGTCGCGGCCCTTCCAGTTGATGGCCTCGCGCTCCAGGTCGGGTAGCAGTTGCAGCAGCAGTTTGATCTTCTTGGCCGCTGTGAGCCGCTGCTTGGGCGGCGTGAACAAGGCCAAGTACTGCAGCACGCGCGAGCCGAGCGGGATGCTGACGGACGCCAGCCGGGCCAGGGCGCGCTGGTCGTGTTCGTGGCTGAACAGCACGGCCAGGTCCAGCTCGGTGCCGCAGACGGGGCAAGACAGGTCTGCGCTCACAGGGGCCAGCCTTTCGCCTGCAGCACACCGGCAGCAAAGCCGATCAAGCCCGCAACGGCCAGGCACGCGGCAATGTCCAGCACCAGGCGCTGCCAGCCAGCCAGGCGCTTGCGGCGGTGCGGGCCGCTTTCGATGGCGCCGGGTGCAAAGTAGTAGCCGCCGGGCGGCAGACTCTCGGTGCCGTGCTGGCAGGTGCAGCCAAGGCCCTTGCGGCCGTGGCACACGCCCGGCTCGTGGCAGGTGCGGGGCGCGCGGTTCATGCTGCGGCCCTGCGGATGAACAGGGCGGACACGCTGCGCGCCTCGGGGAAGTCCGCCAGGGTTTGCAGCACGGCTTCGAAGCCATCGGCAAAGATGCCGGTGTAGCGGCCTCGGGAGCCGTCTGCCATGGTGATCTTGATTCGGTAGATGGCCATGGTTGCCCCTTACGCAGCGCGGACCACGTCGCGGTCAATGCGCGGCGCACCCAGCTCGGCGGCCGTGTTGAGCGCGGCCACCATCCAGTTGTTGACGTTGAGCGGGTACAGCAGGCTCACTGGGGCGTCTTGGCCGGGGCCTTTGACCGTGAGGCGGCTGCGCAGCTCGTCCACGCCATCGGGCGTGATGAACTCGTCCAACTTGCGGCCTGCGGCGCTGGCGCGCAGCTGCAGGTAGGTGGAGAGGTCTGCGCCCAGCGGGCGCAGGCGGGCGATCTCGGTGCGCTGCATGACTTCCCGCACGTCAAAGCGGTTGAGCTTTTTCTCCAGCTCGGGGTGGCCCACCAGCAAGATGCCCAGCATGGGGCGGCGGCCCAGGCGCATTTTTTCGTGCAGGCGCTTGAGGTGATTGAGCGTGGGCACAGGCAGCGCGTGGGCTTCTTCAATGATCAGCAGGTGCGAGCGGCCCGATTGCACCGACTCTTCCAGCATGCGCTTGACCTGGCGCGAGCGCTTTTCGCTGGACTGCGCCACGCTGGCGTTGGCGTCCAGCGTGAGAACGATGGCTGTATGAATCTCGGCAGACTTGATGCTCTTGCCCTTGGTGTCAGTCTCTTCCATGCCCTCTACGCTGGGCTCAATGCACACCACGGGGCGGTGCTCGCGCACGATCTTTTCCTTCAGGTCATCCAGCATGGTGGTCTTGCCCGCTCCGCTCTCGCCAATGACGGCCACCATGCGCCCGCCCACGGCGGCCTGCCAGGCGGTTTCGTGCACAAAACGGATTTCGCCGTTGATGAACATCTGCGCATCGCTGGTCACCTCGCCGTCGAACGGGTTGGTGAACAGGGCGTACTGCTTGCGGGCGGCTTCGCTCAAGGTTTGCTTGGGTAGTAACATCGTTTCCTCCTCTGGGGTTTCGGTTGGTTTCGGGTCTTCAGGGGCGGCCTCGTCGGGGTGCAACCCGGCGGGGCCAACTTCTTTGAGGGCGGGTATGGGCACGCTCAAACGGGCCACATGGGAATGGACGCGCACCATCACGCGCCCCCCACCGCACGCAGCCCACTTGGCGCAGGCGTTGCCGTCAGTGCCTGGCGGCGCGCGGCAACAAGCCCCTTCACCACGTCGTCAGGCACGCCCGCGCTGCCATGGCGCTCGGTAAGCCAGGCATAGGTGCTGGGGTCGTAGGCGTCGCCCAGCTCCTGGCGCATGTATTTGCACGCGGCGGCCACCGACATGCGGGCAGCCTCCACGGTGGGCGCTGCGGCGGCGTGTTGCGTACCGGGGCGCTGCAGATAGGCGGGCAGGCTGGCAGCACCGGCCTTGATATCGGCAAAGGGGTCGAACTGGCCCACATAGGGCGCGGTGCCTGCCTTTTGCGCGGCCTGCACCTGGGTGGGGGTCGCCGGGCCTTGCGGGGTGGCAAAAGCCTGCGCGGCAATCCGGGCCCGGCGCTCGTCGGCGGGCGTGGCTGGCATGGCCTGGAATTCACTTTGACCAAGCACGGGGGCGCCGGCTTGATAGCCCATCCAGCCCTCGGCCACAGGCTCCACCTGGTGCCACACGATTTCGCCCGTGGCCTGGTCAGTCACACCCACGCGCACGGCGGGGGCTGCCAGGGGGTTGACGCACACCAGCACCTTGCTGCGCGGGCTGACACCGGGGACATAGCGCAGGTCGTATTCGCGGCTGCCCTGGCCCTTTTTGAGCGCGTAG